CCGCCGATGCCGAACGGGAACGGAGCACCGGGAGGCTTATGAATCGGATTCTCAAATGGTATCTGCGCGTGGTCTTGAGTCGTCCGATTGTGCGGAGTGTGCAGTGGACGGAAGAGGAACGCAGTGCGTTTGAGCTTTTTTGTCGCACAAGTTGTGGTATAAAACTTTTTGAATTTCTGCGTCAGATTGTCGCGAACCAAACATTCAATGCCGTTTACCAGGATGAGGTGAGCGCGAATGCGCGGGCGCGCGGGATGCAGGATGTATTGGCTGTCTTACACCGGCTGCGGTGTTTTCCCGAACTACAGGAGGAGAGCAGTGAACTGAGCGGCGAGCGAGACAGCGAACCCGAGACCGTCAACACAGGTGCCGGCCGTAAAGCCGATGACTGGCACTGGCTAGGCGGCCGGGGAGCGATCGGCTAGCAGACCCAAACGATATGCCAGAGGAAGCGGTTCAGGCGCAGCCAGCCCCCCAAACTCAAGAACCGAGTTCGGTCGTGAGCTCTAATGTTTACGATCACAGGCTTGGTGAGAGCGATAACGGGCAAGCGCATCGGGACACTGACTCTGAGAGCAATGGGAATAAGCCGGCTCTGACTCAAGGCCAGAAGCCGAAGGAACTGAGTCGGTACGAGCGGACCAAGCGTGAGCGAGCGGCTTTTAGAGCTGAGCGTGAACAGTTCCAGCGTGAGCGCGATGCGTTTACCAAAGAACGAGCGCAAGCCCAGAAAGCGGCTGAAGAAGCTAAGAAACCCAAACGTGACTACACGCTGGCGGATCTCCAGAAGTACCGCGGCCAATGGGAGCGCGAAGGCAACTTCGAGCTCGTTGAAGCGGCGGACAAGGAGATTGCGACGATCAAAGCTGAGCAGGAAGCTCTAAAGAAAGCTTCCGTGCAGAGCGTTGAATTGCCGGTCGCCGGCACGCCGGAGCATAAAGCGCAATGGGAAGCTGCGGAGCGCGAGCTGTTCGCGGCGGATCCGGAGTTCATGCGGAGCGGCACGCGTCTGGACGGCGTTTTGCGCCGGATCATGGGGAGCGAAGATGGATCCATCTATCGCCAGCATCCGCGCGGGATTATTGCGGCATATCATCGGGCAAAAATGGAGTGTCTGGAAGCGGACTTGAAGGTTTCGCAGACGGAGCTCCAAAAATATAAAGACGAACTGAAGCGCTACCAGGGTTTGACTGGCTTGAGCAGCGGTGCGCCGGCCCAATTGGGCACGGGTGCGCGAGTGGAAAGTGTGCGCGATTTCGAGCGCTTGTCGACCAAGGACATGCGCCAGCATCTGCTTAGGAACGCGGACAAACACGGGGTGCCTTGGTTCTAAAAGAGTGTGGAATTGCACCAGCGGAAATACAACCGATAAAGCTACCGATTACCGGATCTAGTTTTCGCTTCAATGGGGCCGCCGATGCAATTCCAACAAGAAAACGTAACGGTTAACTTATTTAATTCAAATGCCTCCTCCTGTTTACGGTGCTGTCACTACCACCGACAAAGCTAGTGAGTATAGAATTTATTTCAGTAACAAGCTCTTAGAGCATCAGCTTCATACCCTGCAACTCTACGAACCGGCCTACAAAGCCAGTATTCCCAAGGGTCAAGGGAGCAAGACGATAAGAATGTTCCGGGCGCCGCCCGCCGACACCGCTAACGTCATCACGCTGACCGAAGGTCAACCGCCCTCCAATGCGCCGTACAAACTGATTTTCGAGTTTATCACCCGCACGCTGCAGCAGTACGGCGGCTACGCCCAAGTGAGTGATATCGTGGATGAGACGGAGTTTCTTAACACGGGTGAAGCGTTGATGGCGAAGTTTGGTGAGGAAGCGGCTTTGTGGTGCGACGGCCTGATCCGGGACGCCTGCATCAACGGCACAACTGAGGAACCGACCAAGTTCGTTAAGCGCTATGCCGGCACCGCGACCACGTTTGCCACGCTGAACGGCCTGACGGCACAACAGGGACGGCTGACCAGCGATGATCTGATCGATACCTGCACCGAGTTGCGCATCAACAAGGCCAAGGAATTCGATGACAACTGTTTCTGCGCAGTGGTGAGTCCTGACCAGGAACGCGATCTGGTTGAGGAACAGGGAAGCGCCTGGACGTACGCGAGCGCCTTCCAGAAACCGGACCAGATCTGGAAAGGTGAAATTGGGCGCTTGTTCGGGATCAAAGTTTTGAGAACGACCAACGCGTGCTACCAGAACGGCGCGGGAACTGAAGGCACCTTTGTCAGTGGCGGCAACGTGATCGCGGCCCTGGTATTCGGTAAAGACGCCTTTGCCGTGCCGGACTTGGAAGGGGAGAACCCACCTAAACCCAAGGTCAACACGATTACGGAGCCGGATAGCGCTAATCCGTTTAATCAGTTTTACACTTACGCATGGAAAACGTTTTACAATGCAGTATGCCTTTCGACCTGGAACGGGGTGGTTCTGCAGACGCTTTCCGCGTATACGCCGACTTAAGCCATGGCTACGATTGCGATTGGGATTAGTAAAGGGCCGAAGGGATACACGGCTGACGTGCCGGTCAACTCTTTGGCTGAGGACGGGGTGCCGCCTGAGGAGGGCGATACCGTGTCTTTCAGTGTGGACGCGACGGTTAAAAGTGTCAGCGGCGGTACGGCGACGTTGTCGATTGACTCGATCAACGGGGAACCGGTGAGCGAGGAAGCGGCGGAGACACCGGAAGAGGAGGCTGGCGAGGAGGGCCAGGAGAATGCGCCTCCGGGAGCTGGTGGTGGTCCGAGCGGGCCGGCCAGTGGTGCGGACGGGATTGGGCGACCCTTAGGGGCAGCGCCGATGCCGCGCCCGATGATGACTTCCAAAGGGCGCAATGTGACGACGCCGACTGGCGAGACAGTCGCTCAAATGGGTAAGCGCCTTCGTAAAGCGGCAGCGGGGCGAGCACTTGGATTCTGAAAGCGTGTTTCACGTGGAACAATACGGAGTGCCAGGTGCAGATCATTGTTCGCGACAAACGTCCTGAGGCTGAGCGGCGGAAAAAGGAAGATTCTGCCGCCATCCTCAAGCATTATTACCAGCGCGAGATCCGGGATGGGACCCGGATGAAGCTTCCGGCCAGGAAGGAGGTCATAAAGCGATTGTATGAGAAACGTTAGCCTCGAGCCGCAGAGTGACACGGTGATCCAGATGGAGGCGGTGTACGGCAAGTTCGATCTGGGGATCGACGGGCGGCCCACTCCGGCCTGGGAAGGGCGCAACCTGAAACGGCTGCGGTTACCGGAGATGCTCGAGCACGTCTATTTTCCGGAGTGCTGTCTGCTCAAGGTGACAGTCAACCGGCGGATGATGGGGGCGTTGGAGCGGGTGTACGCGGAGATCTGCGCGCGCTGGACGGCTGAGGCGCGTAAAGCGCACGGCTTAAACCGGTTCGTTAAATGTTACTGTTTCGGCGAGGGCCACGCTCCGAGCCTCTTTTGGTACGGCGCGGCGTGGCAGTTGGCGAGTGCGGTCAATGGCGAGGTGTTGGACGAGGTGATTGAGATCTTTAAACGACACGGATTCAAGCATGACGGGCGGCGGTTGCGGGTTTTTGAGTACTGGTAACACATGCGAGGCGGCGCCATGAATGGACGAAACCCACCAGTTGCTAGAGGATATGGCGCACCAGCCCATATCTTACTGGGGTGCAGCAATCGTTCTGGCTTCAGCAGTAGGCGGCTATCTGGCCTTGAGACGATTAATCAACTCGTTGCGTGAACAGAACCAGCAACTGAAAGAGATGCTTAATGAGCGGGATCAGACAATTAAAACACTCAACGAAAAATTGTTTGAGTTAGCAAGCAGACGAAGAGGCCAATGAAAATTGCCATCGATGCGGGTCACGGGGGCAAGGATCCGGGAGCGGTGGGGCCGAGCGGATTAAAGGAAAGTGTCGTGGTCCTGGAGATCAGCCAGGTTCTGGCCGGGTTACTGGAGAAGGTTGGAATCTCGACCTTGTTAACCAGGGCCGAAGAAGTCTTCGTCGAGCTCGGGGTTCGGTGCGAGCGCGCCAATGATTGGGGTGCGGATTATTTTGTCAGTATCCATTGCAACTCGAACGGGCCGGATGCCGAAGGGGTCGAAACTTTGTATAAGAGCGATGGCGGCAAAGCGTTAGCGGCCAAGGTGCAGCACGCGCTTCTCTCCGTCACGGCTGAGCGCGATCGGGGGCTCAAGCATCGCACTGACTTGTACGTGCTCAACGGCACGCGGATGCCGGCGATTCTGCCGGAGGTTGGGTTTATCAGCCATCCGGAGACTGAGCTACGCTTGAAAGAACCTTCGTACCGCGAACTGATCGCGCTGGCGATTTATCACGGGATAGCGAAACATCTGCATTGGCCTGAGGAAAGCCAGAAATGAGCGGAGATATCACAACTGATATTACGTTCACGAACCAGGCCGACGGTGGGATAACGGCGAAAAAGCTGAATCTGGCCTGGCGCGACGCGACGATTGCGCCGGCCTTTGTCGCCAATAAACCGGCAGTGAGTTCTTACGCCAGCGGTGATTATCTTTTGCTGCTCAAAGCGGACGGCACCTACGCCAAGATTCCGGCAGGCTCGGTGGGAAGTGGCACTGGCGGCGGCGGCACGACGACGGTGATTACCTGGGGTGAGACGCCCGCAGGGGCGATTGACGGGGTGAACCGCAGTTACACGAGTGCGAGCACGTATGTGGCTGGCTCGATTGCTGTGTATTTAAACGGAGTGCGGCAGCGTAAAACCAACGATTATACCGAGACCTCGAGCACGACGTTTCAGATGGTCAATGCGCCGAGCATTGGGGACCTCATGAGCATCGACTACGTGCATCCTTAAGCCATGGCTACAACGCAAATCCGCGGCAACACCCAGATCATTAACGGGACGATTGTCGATGCCCAGGTATCGGCAACGGCTGCGATTGCGACCAGCAAACTAGCTGACGGTGCCAAGTTCATCAAAAGCGACGGCACGGTACCATTAGCGGCTAACTGGAGTGCAGGCAATTTCCTGATCAACAACCTGGGCAATCCGTCTGTCGGCACCGATGCCGCCAACAAAAATTACGTCGACAACGTCGCGCAAGGCTTAAGCACCAAACAATCGGTACGTGCATTGGCGGCCTCCAACGTGACTTTGAGTGGCACCCAGACTATTGACGGAGTGGCTTTGAGTGCTGGCGATACGGTGCTGTGCATCGCCCAAACTACAGGCTCGCAAAACGGTTCATATACGGTAGCTGCGGGTGCTTGGACCAGAACACCCGATTTTGACGATGTTAACGATCAGACCCGCTCGCCTTACTGGTTCGTTGGCGAGGGCACGACCTACGCCGCCAGTGGTTGGGTGATGACCACTTGGCCGTACACCATTGGCACGACTGCGCTTAGTTTTACTCAGTTCACGGGTGCCGGCGAAATCATCGCCGGGAACGGTCTGCAGAAATCCGGCAATACGCTCTCGATCAACACTGCGGTCACGGTTGATTTAAACACGGCGCAGACGCTGACTAATAAATCCATCGTTGCTACTCAGTTGACCGGTACCGTGGCTGCTGCGCAGATGCCAGCTCTCACTGGCGATGTCACTTCCGCTGCCGGTTCAGTGGCGACCACCATCGCTGCCGGTGCGGTCACGACCGCCAAAATGGCGAACCTGGGTGCCAACACCGTTCTTGGGAACGCGACGGGGAGTTCCGCTGCCCCAAGTGCCGTGCCGATGGTGAGTGCGCCCACGGCAAGTGCGGCGATGATTCGCGACGCGAACGCCAACGTCCAGGTCAATAACGAGATCAGGAATGTCACGACGACAGCTACCGCTGCTGGGACGACTACGCTTACTGTTGGCAGCTCAGCTAATCAGCAGTTTACCGGTTCAAGCACGCAAACGGTTGTTTTACCGAATGCCACCACGCTGGCCAACGGTCATTCGTTCTATATTACCAACAGGAGTTCCGGTGCGGTTACGGTGCAGATGAATGGCGGCACGCTGTTGCAGACTTTAGCCGCCTCCAGTTACGCCACGTTTTTATTGATCAGCAATTCGACCGCAGCCGGCACTTGGGACGTCGGCTACACCTCTGGCGGCGGTTCCGGAACGGTGACGACCGTATCTGTCGTATCAGCCAATGGCTTTGCCGGTACGGTGGCCAATGCCGGGACAACGCCTGCCATCACGATGCAGACGAGCATTACCGGGATGCTCAAAGGCAACGGCACGGCTATTTCGGCGGCGGTAGCCTCGACCGACTACATGGCGCAAAGTAGCTTTGTGGTTCGCGAGACACCTACTGGCACGATCAACGGGGTAAACGCTACTTTCACCTTGGCCAACACGCCGATTGCGAACACTGAGGAATTGTTCTTAAACGGTCTACTGTTAGAGCCAGGAGCGGGTGCGGATTATACAATTTCAGGTGCGACCATTACAATGCTTCAGATACCTCAAACGAATGATCGCCTCAAAGCGAGGTACATGAAATAACATGTCGCAGACCCAGGTCAGAGGCACGCAGATTTTGAATACGTCGATCCAGAGACAGGATCTGGACACGGTTACCGCGGGTCAGGCTGTCACGACGAAAATTATTCAGGGCGCCGGCATTAGTTTGTCCAGCACAGGCGCGGATTCGGGTACAGGAGACGTGACGATAACAGCGGTTGATCCGGGCACTTGGACAGCTTTGAGCTACTCGACTGGCTGGAGTGAGACCACGACTGCGCGGTACAGGATTGAGACTAACGGGAGTTTTCAGAAAGTGATTGGTGAGGGAATCATCGCTTACGCGAGCGGTGCGGCGAGTCTGGCATTCACGTTGCCCAGCGGCGCAAGACCGGCTGTCCAGCGTGGATGCTCACTTGCCGGATATGATTCCAGCGGCGACGTACAACTGTTTCAGGCGGTGATTGCGACCGGTGGTGCGGTCAATATCTATCCGATGGTGCGCCAGAACTTTTCCTGGCCGAGCGCCACCAATGGCAGCGTTTATTTGGATAACCTAACCTTTGCTATTTAAGTTATGCCGGACATTGTCACAACACAGGTTTTCTCGGACGGTGAGAAAGGGATCACGGCGACCAAGATGAATAACATCGTCGCCAATTCCACGATTCAGACCGATTTCATTGCCAATAAACCTTCCAGTGCGACTCTGGATCCGACCGATCAGATGCTGGAGCTTAAAGCGGGCGGCACCTACGCCCGGATCACGGGCGCGCAGCTCTCCAGCTCTGTGGCCGCGCAGCTGGCCTTGGCGAACACCAGCCAGGCCGGAATGCTGCACCAGACCAGTGGCAACATTGGCGACTATTGCGGCGGCGACAACCAGTTCCATATCTTAAACACCTTTGTCAGCCTGACGGCGGCGACCACGCTGACCACTGCCGATATCAATAAATATCTGATTTGTTCGGGTGGCAGTTGGACCTTGACCTTGCCAACGGCAGCGAACGGTCTGGCTTATCGGCTTCGGAACGATATGGGAATCAGCGGCACGACCGGGATCATCACGGTCACGCCGCCGGCCGGGTTGATTGACGGGGCAGCGACACTGAAACTTTTGCCGCAACAGGAGTGCGAGATTCTATGCGACGGCACCAACTGGCGCAGCCTTGAGCTGAAGCGCGAGGTGATTCTTGGGACACAGGATATTAGTAGTTCAACGGCTTCAGCCTCTATTCTTTTACCGGCAGGTTACAGAGCGTTTCAGTTAGACTGGCACAATTGTGCTCCGGTTACTGATCGCAGTGCTTTATTTATGCGGGTATCTTTTGACGGAGGAAGCACCTGGCAGACCGGCACTATCTATCGAAATTCGCTGATCTGGAATAGTTCAGCCACGGCGGTCGCCAACGTTAGTAATATGAATGTCGCCAATGGCTATATAAATGGAGCTGTCTGCGGAGCAGGTTATCCAAATCAGAGCAGGCTGGTTTTAACTCCCGGCAGTGCCAGTAGTGCGTGCAGTTATATAGCTGACGGGCAAGGATATGATGGGACCGGTGCTTATGTCAGCCAATCAAGGATTGTCGGATATTTAAATGCCAATGGATTAGTTAACGCGCTCCAATACTATTTTTCGAGTGGCAATATTGCAAACTCACTTCTTACCGTAAAAGGAGTTGTCTAATGACCGTGGCCGAAATCGCCGAGTTCGCCGCCGAACAGACGGGCGACATTTCCAGTGAGGCGCTGGATTTCGCCAAGCGCGCGATCCGGCTTAAGTACGCGACCCTTTACGACGCGCACAGTTGGCGCGAAGCCAAACGCCTGATTGACGGTGTGCCGCTGGACCTGTCGATGAACGGCGTCTTTTTTCTCCCGTACGACGCCGAAGAAGTCATTTTCTGTTCGATGTCCTATGACAACCTTTCCTATGTCCGGCTTAACTACCGTGAACGTGACTGGATCGAGCGGTTCACGTATCCGGCATTCAATCTGCCGGGAAACACGCCCTGGTTTTACCGAGCCGAGAACCTGGCCTGGCCATATCTTAACCCGGGCAAATTCACGTTCACGACCGCCAGTAAAGACCCGTTCACCCTTTTTATCGCTGGCCGGGACTCCAGTGATTTTCCGATCAGCGAAAGCTTTATTTTGCAGGGGCAGGTGCAGGGTGACGGCAGTTACGCGCCGCGGGCGATTACGAGTTCTAATTCGTACAAGGTCGTTACGGTTTTAAGCAAAGATGTCACGTCGGTCCCGGTCACGATCCAGGCGCAGGCACCGGCGCAACCCTTGGTGATGCCGCCAGCCATGACGGAATTGGTCTTTACCCAGATTGTGCTCCAACCGCCGCCGATTGGGACAGCGCCTGGAGGCGGGCCGCTCTCGATTTGGATTCGGACCGAAGTAAAGCTTAAGCCCGACAGTCTGGATAACGATTACAGCGTGCCACGGATCAGCCATGTCTGGGACGCCTTGATTTGTTTTACGACCAGCGCTCTGTGGAAACGGCTGCAGCAAGTCGCGAAAAGCACTGCTGAGGAACAGACCGCCATGGAACACGTTAAAGCGGCGATCAACGTGGAAAAGAATCAGAGCGAATTTTTCCAGCAGGCAGTACCGGTGACTTACGAATACGGCGACTATATCAGCGGATGGTGGGTGGATCGCGCAACAAGCTGGAACCCGTTTGGAATGTGACCTATGCCGCTTTTCCCCAGTCCGCAGCTTGATGACGAGGTCTTGACCGACACAAGCGTGCCGATTGCCGGGGTTAATAATTCGCTTCCCCCCAGCGCGCTGGACCCATCGTTCAGCCCTGATGCCGAGAACCGGTTGGCGCACTATGACGCCTTGAATCGGCCGCGGCCTGGGATCATTCGGCTGAAACAGACCGCAAGCGGCAGTTTGGACTCGATCCATCACCTGGGCAGTGGCGTGTTTCTGGCTAATGATGGTGCTAACTGGTACAAGTACGATTATCGGGCTGGAGTTTTAAGCACGTTGACCGGGGGGCCGGCATATCCGAGCGCCCAGGTTTATTCGGCTCTGGCTAACACAGCACTTTATTTCTCGATCGGCGGCGGCATGTCGAAGTTCGATCCGATCGCCGGCACATTTAGCACGATCAGTCTTCCAACTCAATATCCCACGGCGCTGTATCCGATCTGGGTGGTTAACCGGCTGATTTACGTTTACCAAAATAACCTGATTGTCAGTGATGATTTGGACCCGGAACATGTCGATGTGATCACGGGTTCAGTGACTCTGGACCCGATCACTACTGACACGATTACCGGGCAGTGCGGATGGCAGGACCAGAAGATTGTCGTGTTTCGAAACGGCTCGAGCTGGGTAGTTGAGACCGGCCCTGGGCTGCAGGTGCCTGATTGGGGTTTAAACCGGATCAGTTCGACAATCGGGTGCCGGTGCCACGGGACAATTGTCCAGTGCGGAGCGGATGTGTACTTCTTAAGCGAGACCGGGCGCGGCGTGTACGCGCTTTCCCAGGCGCCATCCAGCGAGCAGGAAGGCATCTGGTTACCCTTAAGCAAGGATATCGAAGGATACATTAAACGGATCAACTGGGCAGCGTGCGACAACGCGCGAGCCACTTACTGGCGCGACCTTTACATGCTCAGCGTGCCGCTGGACGGGTTTACCTATAACAATTTCCTCCTTATTTACTCAGTCACTCTGCAGCGTTGGCAGGGACTTTGGTGTTTTGATATTAACGGGGTCGACACGGCGGTACGCGATTTTGCCCGGGACCGGACTGATCCGAATCAGACGGTGCTGTTAGCGGCGACTCGGGATGGCATCATTTCCAGGTTCACCTATCCAGTCGATAAACAGTACTTCGACCGGAACATTGACGGATCAAAGCAATACTACATTTCCAGCCTCTACTCTAAGAGTTTCAATTTCGGTACCGATATCAACCAGATCCGACCGCACTCGGCCCGGTTCCTGTTTTTGGAGTCGGACGACGTGGTCAAGGTGACGGCGATTGCCGATCGTTCAATTGAGCTGACTAAGCGCGATCTGGCGACCACCAATTATTTGCTTTCATTGACTATTCCCAGGTTTCCCTTCGATCTGGATGTTGAGGGGTACAACGTCGGCGTGATCGGCCTACTGAAGACCGGGATTTGCACCGAGTTGCAGTTCAAGCTCGAGAACCCGGGCAACTGGACCTTGTACCAGATTCAAGCGGCGGCGTTCGTGTCGATGCCGCAGGTGGCAACATGAATCATGCACCTGAATATTTAGAGACGATGCACAAGCTGCTCCCGGCGATCCGGCAAGTGGAGAAGTTCAGTTACTGGGATAAGGAAGCGATTTTTGATTGGATGGCTTATTTTTGGAACCGAGGCACGCTCAGTTACGTGATTAAGGATGGGGAAGCACGAGGCGTATGCACGCTCAAGTTTTTTTCGCGTCTTGAACAATTTCTGGAACCGTTCGTACACGAGCCGCTGGGCAATTTCGTAATGATTGAAATGCTGGTCAGCGACGGCCAGCAAACCAGCGCCGTGCTTTTTGACGAGTTGTGCGATCGCTGGGGCGGTTGGCGTCCGGTTGTGATCTGGGAACGAGGCGCGCGGACCGAGGCGGGCAAAGTGCCGCGGATGTTCAGGTGGAAACAATTTCAGAAAATCGCCGGAAGGATGACAAATTATGCGCGCAACTCAGTTAACTGAAAGAGAGGAGGGTTAAAGCTAATGGGAGGTCAAAGTGCGCCTCAGCCGCCGAAACCGATCACGCCGGGGGAAGCAGCACAGGCGGCGGTAGGCACGGCTGGTGCGGGCGAAATGATGAGTATCGCTAATCAACCGATCGAGCAATACAGTAATCTGGCCACTATGAGTCAAATGGGTCCGGCTGAGACCCAGACGCAGCAGGCTCTAGCTAACCGGGCGGCTCTGCAGAGCGCGCAAGGGCAGATGGCGATTCAATCCCAGGTCGATCCATTGGCTTATGCGCAGCGCCAGATGCGGCTCAAAGCTGCCACGGACCGATTGGGGCAGCTTTATGGCACGAGCCCGAGCGCATTTACTTTCACTGCTCCGGGGGCTTTCCAGACTACGGGCACGACGGCTGTGCCGGCTTTAGGCGCTATGGCGCAGCAGGCACGCGATGTTGCCAGCAATTTATCGCTGGGGCGCGTTTCCTCTACTGGTACTAATCCGACCTTATACCAGAACAATCCGCAGGGAGTGACACCGACAATCGGCGCCGGATATTACTAGGAGAACTCTGACTATGGCGACGACAACCGCAACCCAGATCCCGACTAGCGTCAGTATCCCGCAGTGGCAGCAGTGGTATAACCAGAACCTTGGTAAAACCATTCTGGTAAACGGGAACCCGGTCACCATTGATCAGGATATTGATCCCAACCAGCTCTTAAACGCTTTTCAGAATCAGCAGGTTAGCTGGGGCAATATTCCTGGGGCACAAGCGCCCAGTGGCGATTTAGGCGGTCCGCAGCCCGAGCAGAACGCCCTAGCCCAGATGGCCCAGATTGATCCTTCAAGCGAACTCCTGCGCCAGGGACTGGCTGCCAGTTATCTTCAGCCGCTGGCTAACGCGGCGAACCCGACTCCGCAGTTGTTTCAGTCTTACCTGGACATGTACGGCCAGGTCGACCCGACGACGTTAGCGGCCCGCCAGAAACTGGGCAGCGATCTGGCGGCCCAGGAAGCGCTAGGCAGTCAGCTGGACCCGGAGACTGCGCGCGAAGTCGAGCAACAGGTGCGCGCCGGCCAGACCGCCCGCGGCAACGTGTACGGCACGCCGCAACTGGTCCAAGAAGCCATGACCCGCGGTCAGGCGGGCCTCGCGCTCCAGCAACAACGCCAGCAGATGCTAGGGAGTTATCTGCAGAGCGGAGTATCGCCAGGCGACGTGGCGCTGAACCTTTACCAGATGCAGCAGAACCAGCTGCGCGGCGCGCAAGCAGCCGCTCAGAGTTATCTGGGCAGCGGCGTGACGCCGTATCAGGCAGGCGCGAACTACGTGAATCTGGCTGAGCAACGGGCCAATGCGGCGGCTCAAGGTGGGGCGACTTACATGCCGCAGGGTCCGAGCGGTTATTATACCGGAGCTGGTACCTCCAGCTTCCCGCAGTACGGGATCGACATGAGCCAGTTAGCCAACCAATGGATGCAGGGCATGAATTACGGCCAATATCAGGGCTACGCGCTGACACCGCAAAAGAGCGGCGGATTTTCTGGGGCCAAGGCAGGAGCAGGGGCTCTGACCGGGGCGGCAAGCGGAGCGTTGATGGGAAGCGCGGCTGGAGGAATCGGAGCAATTCCAGGGGCGTTGATTGGGGCGATTGGCGGTGGACTATCGGGCGGATTTTCAGGCTAGGTACTTAAACAATAATGATTTATGGCAAAGAATTGGATAGCAGGCGCAATCAAAAAACCGGGTTCGCTTCGTAAAAGCCTGGGCGTCAAAGAAGGCGAGACGATACCAGCCAAGAAACTCGCTGCAGCGGCTAGCAAAGGCGGCAAGCTGGGCAAGCGCGCGCGACTCGCGCAGACTTTGAAAAAGCTTCATCCCTCCTGAAATTTTGTCGTCACTTTAGCTAGTATCGTTGCTCAGTTCGGTTTTTGGTTTCACGCTTATGCCATCAAAGACTCCAGCTCAAAGGCGCCTGATGGGCGCGGCACTCGCCGCCAAACGCGGCGGGAAAACTTTTCCGCTGGCCAAGAAGATTGCCGGCCAGATGAGTGAGACTCAGCTCGAGGACTTTGCGCGTAAAGGTCTGGCCAAGAAAAAATCTAAATCTTACCTCTAATGCCGCTACGCCTCAGTGCTCCTTACGTTCCGCCCGTTATTCGCGGGCGCATGCTTGCCCCTCGCGGGAGCGCGCCTGCAGCGGGCGGTGGGGGCGGGGGCAGCGGCGCGGACATTATTAAAGCACTTGGCAAAAGTATGCCGGGCGCCGGTCCGAGTTATCTACAGGGCGGCGACATAGGCATTCCCGATGATTACGCCGGGCTGGACGTAGTGGATCAACCTGTGGCCGATATCGGGATTCCGGATGATTACTCTGGAGTCGATCTTTCGGACGCCATTGCGCAGACCAAACTTTCCAACGCTTTACTAGGATAAACGCTTATGCCATTAAAAATGAGGGCACCTTACCTGCCGCGGATTATCCGGGCACCTACAGCTAGAGCCGGAGCGCGAGTTCCGGCTGGGCGCGGCCGCGGAGCGATTGGTCCGGGCGGGATTGATACTAGCTCAACCGGCAACGTCGGAGGCGATATCGTTAAAGCCATCGGCAACATGATTCAGCAGAATCGGATGAACGCGGTTGCCAACCAGATCTTGAATACCCAGAATCCACCGCGGGCTGGCCTGGTGGCGCCTGGGGTAAATCCGGTAACTGGGACGGCTAACGTGATTCGGCCTGGAACGCCGACACTTGGGACGCCTCCGCAGACGGGTGGTGTGGGCGAGCTGCAGATGCGCCAGGCGATGGCGCAGCAGGATCAGGCCAATCAGCTTGCTCAAGCCAAGATCGCCTCAGAGATTGCTTTGGCTCGCAGTAGGCAAATCGCTTCGCGCGGCAACGTGGTGCCAAGTGGGAGCGGATCGCTTTGGCGACGGCAGATGACTCCTGACGGCCAACCGCAGCAACTTGGCGGACGCGGCGGCAAACCTGGCAAACCTGCTGCTTACGTGTCAGGGACCGGCGACGTGCAGAACGATTCTTCTACGGACAATTTCAATCAGATCCGAGCCGATTTCGATTCACAGCATGGCAAAGGTTCTTATGACGCCTTTACGCGCAATCTTGGAGCTCTGCAGGATGACGGCAAAGGGAGCATGGTTTTACAGGATCAAAATGGTAAAATTCTTTTCTCGGTTCCGAAAAGCGACGTGCCTTACTGGACGCAGCGCGTTAACGCAGCTCGCGCAGCGGGCGGTCAGGGATATTTGGGTGATCCGCCACCGGGTCAGAATCCGAACTCCGGTCAACCGGGCGGGAGCCAGGTCAATCCGTTTGTGCCAAAGGATAACCTGGAAGTGCGCTCGTTGCCGTACGGTTCGTACATGATCGATCCGCAGACCGGTCAGTTGACAATCAAACAACGTCCGGCGCAAGGCACTGGGCAGCAGCAACCCGCACAAACAACAGCGCAACAACCGAGTGAGCAGACTTCTGATCAAACCACTGATCAAGCCCAGGCGCCAGATGACACGACTGAGGCCCCGGATGACACGACTGCTTCAGCGGACCAGGTAGCGGCGTCGCCCGATCAACTGGCGCAAGCCGGCCAGGATCAGGAAGAAGCACGACGCCGGCAGGCGATGCTTAGTCTGGCGATGAACCAGGCTGGAGCTGGCAATCTGTATCCGGCCCAAGACGTGATGAGTTAGGCAATTCTCTTATGGCAGTCGACCTGGCCGATGAAGTGCGTAAGCGAAAAGTGGCTGACGATCTCGGCATGGAGTCGAGCTTCGATTACGATCCGATTAGCGAGGATGATTCCGGCACTCAGAGCACTCAAGCGCCAGAGCAGAACTTTGTTCTGACCCCGGTTGAGGCGATGGAAAGCCCGATTCCGGATTTTGAATCGGTTGAGGATCAGCCGCCAGAGCAAGCAACGACATTCTTAAATCCTGCTACCGGTTCCTATGAACGGTTGCAAGGGCAACCCCCGAGCCAGGGAGTGCCTTTTGCCGCGCCAAACGTGGCACTAGCCAGTCGCGAGATCCAACCGGCTGCGCCTCGAGCCGAGTTGGTCAGCTTGCC